AGCTGAGAAGGTTGATAAACCGAGGTCTTTTAGATGTTCTACTGTTATTATGCAAATTATTACCAAAGAAGTTTTTGGAAATATGATTAGTCACTTAATGTCCACTAGGGAGTTTCATGGTATTTGTGTGGGGACGAATCCACTTGTAGATTTTCCGATAATGAGAGAGAAGTTAGCTAGTAAAACATTGAAGTGGGATGCTGATTTTAAGGAGTGGGATGGTCGCATGCTTACACAGGTACAACATATGTTAGCAGAAGAATTACCTCAGTATTGTGTTGATAGTGATCAAAAGAAGATAGCTAGTTTTATTTTGGTTAATATGTGTCATAGTTTAGTTTTAGTTATGGATGATTTGTTTCAGACAACTCATTCTATGCCGTCAGGAAGTTTTTTGACAGCATATTTGAATAGTTTAGTTAATAAGTGTCTTACAGCCATGTGGTATCATCATACGTGTTTGTTGTTGTCTCGAAAGCCTTCTTTGGTTGAATTTTTTAAAGATATTGTGGATTATTTGTATGGAGATGATAGAGTTAATGCCACTAATTTAGTCGGTTTTGGTGCTGTGTCAATGCGTGATTATTTTCAATCTATAGGGTTGATTATAACTGATGGTTTTAAGAAAGATATTGTTAAAGATTCAACACCTCTGGAAGATATAACCTTTTTGAAGAGGTCGTTTGTGTTTAGTCCTCGTTTACAGCGTGTAGTGTGTCCTTTGTCAAAAGATACAGTTTATTCTAGTGTTTCATGGTATGATAAGAGTAAGGATCATTCTGTTGTTCTTAGTGGTAAGTTAGATGCTTTGCAGCGAGAGTTGTATTTGCATGAAGATTATGAGAGTGTGTTCTCCGAGATTAAGTTAGAGTTGTTAAGAAGGAATATTGCTCATTCGTTTTTTCCTGAGTCATATTTAGATTTTATGTTGTTTAGTAATGATGATAATTATTTAATGTCTCAAAATTATTAGTTTTATTGTTAGGCCTAAGAGGATGATGGCTTTTAAAATGGACGTACAGATTGTCCAGGTACTAGTCTTCTTATGCAGATTTAATAGTCTGTCGACGTTTAATTGTGTTAATGCGTTTCAAAAATTTCACAGCTAATTCCAATCAAAATAATATCGTTAAGACTGACGATTTATATCAGTCTTCTTTGCGTCTTCGGATGCCTATTGAAACTCCTACATTGTATGATAGGACCCCTCTTTTTCGCTCAGTTAAAGAGGAAATGCGTATGGATTTTTCCCGATTGGTTAATAAACCGTTTCATTTACAGACAATTGCGTGGACCAACACGTCTCCTGTTCGTACTGATATTGCTTCTTTACCTTTTCCTAGTACCGTCGTTGCTTTAAACAAACTTGCTGCAGCTCCTTTCGATCTTGCGAGTTTATACCACCTTAAGGCTTGTTTTGTTATTCAAGTGGCGGGTACACCTATGCATAGCGGTGCTCTTATTGCTGGTGTTTTTCCTTATCCTTATCCTCTTGTTGATGTCCAGCCGGGAGGAATTCATCAATTTCAATCAGCTCCTCATGTTTATTTACATGCTAATTCAGCTAGTGCTGCGTGTGTCGAGATTCCTTTCTATTCTCCTACGAAGCTGAGATTAACCAATTCTTTAACTGATGGACAAGTTAACTTAGATTATAATTTTCCGTTAGGTGCTACTGTCGATACGGATTATGCAACTTTGTGGCTTCGTGTTGTCTCTCCTCTTGGTGTTCCTACAGGAGGTTTGTTGTCTGTCAATGTAACTGTTGCTGTTGTGTTTAAGGAGACCAACTTCTTTATTCCCAAAGCCACTTACCCTGGAGTCGGTTTAGTTAAAACAGCTCAATCTTATGAGGAACCTCATTCTATTTATCTTCCCGTTTCAGATCTTCCATCTCCTCTTTTATGTGAAAAGTGTTTAGCTCATACTCGTCCTTCTCCTTTCTGTCTTCCTATTGAGCTTCTGGAACCTTGCAGAACTCTTTGTCGCTCACTTGCAGATTTGACTGAGATGGTTTCATCCTATATAGAGTCACGTTCTGATTCTTCTCAACATGTCTTACCAATTTATAAACGCGCTCAAGCTGCTTCTTTAGTTACACATGGTTTAGATTCCTTCGCTAAAGCTGCTAAAGTTTTTACAGGCGATATTGTTGATGGTGCTCGTTCTTGGGTTAGAGGGTTGACAGGCCTTCATAATCCTAATATCCGTGTTCCAGCTTCTCGTGATATTATGGCGCTTCGTAATAATCCGAATTATGTTGATAAAGAGACGTATTATTACAAATTAGACCCTTATGCTCAACATTCTACTCCAATGGAAGAATATCATTCTGATTGTTCTCACGATGAGGGTCTTGTGTCTGTGATGGTTTCAAAGAACATGATGGTTAGTATTTTAACTGTTAGCACGTCTCAGGTTACAGGTACTTTGTTATTTACAGCTCCGATTAGTCCTTTTATGTTTCGAGGTATTTCAGGTCAAACTACTATCGTTTCTGCCCCTATTCATAAGTTAGCTTATATGTCACGTTTTTGGAGTGGTGATTTGGTGCTTACACTTCATAATTTAGGTTCTTCCTTTCATATGTATAAGCTTTTGATTGTGAAAGAATATTTTGGTTCTACTCAAATGTCTACTGTTAATCCTACTATGCAAAGTTTGTTGAATAATCCTTCTGATATTGTTGAGTTTTCCTCTGGAGGTCAGACTCAAGAGATTCTCCTTCCTATGGGTGCTATTTTTGATGAGCTTCCTTGTTCTCCTGATTTTCTTACTAATTCTCTTATGCATGGTAAGGTTTCTATTTTCCTTTTGCAACCTTTAGTTACAAATGGTGCTGTTCCTGTTTCTGTTGATTTTGCTGTTCATGTTAGAGGTGCTCCAAATTTTGCTTTATATGGTTATGCAACTGATGAGCTTTCTGCTAATCCTACAACTGCATCTCTCGTTGCCACCAAAGCAGATTCTGTTGATACCCGTAAGAGGCTTACTTTTTCTACCACACCTGAAGTGAGTCCAAAAACTCCCGTTTCTGTTTTAAATGTTTCACGTCCTTTTAG